ACCTCACCCCATGCCCGACTTCGGCACCATCATCGCCCTGCTCGTGCTCCTGATCGGCTGCATCGGCACCGCCGGCGCGGCGGTGTGGGGCCTGGCGGTCTTCTTGGATCGGCGCTTTGGCGCCGTCTACATCAAGCTCGATGCGATCAGCCGTGACAACGGGCTGAGACACGCGCAGACCACCAACGAACTGCACGAGGTCCGGGAGCGGGTCGGAGTCGTGGAAACAAAGTTGACGAATCATCTCAGCGAACACGCGAGGAAAAACTGACATGCGACGATTCCTATTGCCTTTGGCCCTGCTCGGCGCGGTTTTCCTGACCGCCTGCACCCTGCAGGACGTGGCCCGCGATGGCGCCGTCCTTGCCCAGCAGGCCGACAGTGCTCTGGTCCAAGGCGAACAGGTGGTGGTCCAGCTGCAGGCCACCGTGGAAAGCCTGCAGCAGCGCCTGGCGCAGGCCGAGAACGAGCAGGTGGCGATGATGCTGGCCGAGGCCGAACGGGCCCTGGGCAGTGCGCGCGAGCATCTGCCGCAGCTCCGTCAGATTGCCGCCGGTGCGCATGAGCGCTTGGCGCAGATCGATCAGCTGATCGCGGAGGACGCGCCCTGGTGGGAGATCGTCCTCAAGGTGCTCGGCGGCGCCGGCCTGACGGCCCTCGGTCTACGCGGCGCGCCTGGCACGGGCCTGATGGCGCTCAAGTTACTGGAAGGCAAGCGCAATCGCGTCATGGCCGCGCGCAAAATCCTGGACCAGGACGACCCGATGCCATCCCCGCCGCCGCATGTGACCCGGCAGGATCTGGTGCACGGATGAGCCACGTCGCCATGGCCCAGTCCGCGCTGCAGGCGCATCAGCGGCACTTTGGCCGCGATCTGGTGTATCGCGACGGCGATGGCGTGGAGACACCCCTGCGGGGTATTCTCGCCGCCCTGGATCCGGCCAAGGCCGAAGCGATCGGCATCGGCCTGGAAGACCTGGTCCACCTAGTCCAGATCACCGTCGCTTCCGGCAGTGTGCCGAGCGATGACCCCGATGCCCGGATCATCGATGACGACCGCATCCTAGCCATCCACCAGGTCCAGACCGGCCGTGCCGGCGAGGATAGCATCATTGCCGGCGATTTATCCGCTAGCGACCTGATGAGGCTGTGATGGACATCGACCCGGACAATATCCTGCAAGCGCCGCTGGCCTTTCTGCGCAGCACCATTGCTGCAACCAACGCCTGGGATGCCTGGTGCGGTCCGGACGAGGACACCCTGGCGCATGTTGGCATTTATTGCATCGATGGCGACTATCCCCGCGCGGCTCTGGGTTGGGCCGATGATCTGAACATCGAGCGCCAGGAATTGGCTGGCGACGGCCCCTGGGACCTCAGCGGCAGTATTGCCCTGGCCTTCAGCGATCGCGCCAACCACGTGGACGAAGCCGACCAGAGCGAAGACGCCGCCGCCGAAATGATTGCGCATCTGGCCCTGGTCGGCGGCGTCCTGGCCGAACTGGGGCAGCTGGTCGATGGCCGGCATGGCTACCTGCTGCAACGCATCGAGCTGGACGAAGCGCCTTACCGCACCCGTGAAGAACGGCGCGGCTGTCATCGCGACACCATTACCAGCATTTGGCTTCTGGACGTGCAGGTGGTGTCCTGATGGAAATGCGCTTCACATCCAAGGGCGATCGCCGGCTGCTGCGCGCCTTCAGTCGGCTTTCGGGTCGCGAAATGCGCCTGGCCATGGTGCGCGGCGGCAAAGCCGCCATGAAGCCAGTGCTGCGCGATGCCCGCGAAAAGGTGCCGGTGCAAAGCGGCAAGCTGCAGGCTAGCCTGGGCCTGATGTCGCGCACCACAGCCCCCACCGGCACGGTGGAAGTGGAGGTGGCGCCGCGTCGTCGTTTCAGCTACCAGCGCGACGGCGGCCTGGCCCTGGTTGGTGGCGGCAATAAATCCCGCGAACGGCATCGCAACCGCCTACACGGCAAACATCGCCTCCGCGGTCTGAAGGATCGCAGCGGCGTCGCGGCTTACGCCCTGGCGATCGAAACCGGTCGCCGCAAAGACGGTCGCAGCGCGCGCAAGGCTGGCGGCGCCTGGTACATGCGCGACGCCTTCCGCGATAACGTCAACAAGGTCACCAAGACCTACAGCAGCCACATCGGCCGCGCTATCCATCGCATCCTAGCATCTGAAAAACGGAGGTAATCACCATGTCTCACGAAGGCCACAAAACCGGCTTGAATGCCACTCTGGGCTTTGGCACCAGTTCCATCACCCCGAAGCCGATCAAGATCAGCCTGCCGGAGCTGAGCGCACAGGAATTCGACGACACCGACATCACCGATGCCGTGGTCAAGATGACCAAGAGCGGCGTGGTTGATCCCGGCGAAATCACCGTTGATGCCCGCTTCGATCCCGACTGGTACGGCCTGATCGATGCCGACGACGAAGAGGTCACCGTCAGCATCCCGCGCGCCGGCTATACCGACCAGACCACCGTCGTCTTCACTGGTCATGTCAGCAAGGTTGGCGCCGGCGAGCTGGTCAAAGACGACCGCTTCCCCATGTCGGTCACGCTCCGGATCAATTCCATTCCGGTGGTCACCGAGGCCAGCACACCGGTCACCTGATCCAACGGTATCCCGACCGACCGTCCCCCGATCACATGGTAAGCGGAGAATAAATATGATCGACCACATGCATCCCCTGGCCCTCGCCATCCTGCAGCAGGACGACCGCGGCCTGCAGCCAGTTCGCGCCCCGGAATGGGGCATCACAGATCTGTACGCCCGGCCACTCAGCAGCCTGGATGCCGAGGAAGCCGGCAAATTACAGGGCCAGCCGGAATTGGGCGCCTTTATCGCGGCCCGAGTGCTCTGCGATGCAGACGGCCAGCGCTTGTTCGGCGATGACGCCGTGCCGGCCCTGGCAGCGAAGCATTTCGCGCCGATCCGGCGCGCCGTGGCCGTTGCCTACCAGCAGGCCTTCCTGACTCAGGAGGCCGAGCAGGCGATGCGGGGAAAATCCGAACAAGCAGCCGGTTCCGCGCCTGGTTCGGACTCGCCGAGCGATTCGGCGCCATCGACGTCTTCGAGCTGATGGCCAAACCGGGCTCTGAACGCCTGCTGCAGGCCTGGTGCCTGTATTTCGACGACCAGCGGCGCCGCGACCAGCACCGCGAAGACGAACACCAGCACGATGCCGTCGCCACCTATTTCCGTGGCATCGGCAGCATGATTGAGAAACGCCAGTCCGCATGAAAAGCCAGCACGAAGTCGTTGCCAAGCTGACTGCACGCTCCGCCCAGTACGAAGCGGCTATGCGGCGTGCCGTTGGCGGCACCGCCAGCTTGCGCAGTGCTTGGCTGTCCCTGGGCGGCACCGTCGCAGCCAGCGCTGTGGGCGCCGACATGGTCCGAACCATGATCGGCTACGAGCAGGCCCTGACCATGGTCAAAGGTGTCACCGGCGCCACGGCTGCGGAAATGACCGGCATGCAGCAGACTGCGCGCGAATTGGGTGCGACCACGGTTTTTTCTGCCCAGCAAGCCGGTGAAGGCCTCTTGAATCTCAGCCGTGCTGGTTTTACGGCGACCGAATCTATTCAGTCGCTGCCGAGCACTTTAGCCTTGGCCGCTGCGGCCCAGATCGGCCTGGATGCCTCCTCGGCGATCGCCAGCAACACCCTGCGACAATTCAGCCTGGATGCCTCCCAGTCCGGTCGGGTCGCCGATGTCTTTGTCAACAGCACCAACAACGCCAATACCACGGTACGGGAAATGGCCGAATCCATGAAAATGGTCGGCAGCATCAGCGGCGTGGCCAATATTTCGGTGGAAGAAATGGGTGCCGCCATTGGCGTGCTGGGCGACAAGGGCATCAAGGCCACCATGGCCGGCACCAATCTGCGCGGTATTATTTTACGCTTGGCCTCGCCTTCGGGGGAAGCCAAGGCCGCGCTGGAACGCTTGGGTCTGAGCACCGAGGACGTCAGTGTCAAAGCCAATGGCCTGATTGGTGTACTGCGGAAATTCCGCAGTAGCGGCATTCTGGACAGCCCGCGCGACCTGGCCGATGCCTTCGGCCTGCTGAATTCCGCGGCAGCCAGCGCCCTGATCGAATCAGTCGACAAGGTCGATCAGCTGACCACCAGCAATCAGGAAGCTGCTGGCAGCGCCGATGCCTTGGCCGAAGCGATGAACAGCACCCTGGCCGGTGCTGCCAAGGGTCTGCGATCGGCCTTGGAGGAATTGTATCTGCAGGCCGGGGATGCCGGGGTCAACGGCTTACTGAAAGACCTGCTGGTCACCGGCGCCGACGTGCTGCGGATCTGGGGCGGGATGGAAGACAGCCTATCGGATAATGCGAGCGCGGCCTATGCCGTCACCGACAGCCTGCAATTATTGGCCGCCGGCCTGGGCACGGTGCTGGCTTACCGGATGGGCGCGCACGTGTTGGCCTGGGCCGATACTGCCAACCAGGCGGTGCCGGCCCTGCTGAGCATGCGCGGTGCAGCCCTGGGCAGTAGCGCCGCCATTCACGGCCTGAAGGGCGCCTGGACGGGTTTGCAAGTGGCCATGGCCAGCAACCCGGTGGGCCTGGTCCTGGCCGGTATCACCGCGCTGACCAGCGCCTATGCCCTGTTCGGCGATACCGCAGAAGACGTTGCCGGGCGCAACGACACCTTTTCCCGTAGCCTGGAAAATACCCGCGACATCGTCGAGGATCTGGAAGACGTTGCCCGCCGTGCCGCCGTTGCTAGCGAGCTAGGCGATTTTTCGGGCATGATCAACGCCAACATGCGGCGCATCGACCTGGCCAAGCAGTTGATCCTGGAACTGAAGGAGATGAGCCAGAAAGGGACCGAGGAAATCCAGCTGGCACGCGGCCGCATTGGCCGCAGCCCCGTGACCGGCGAAGATATCTTCAAGGTGCAATCGGTCCGCGACCTGGCCAAAGCCTTCCAGGAATTGGGTGTGGAGGTCGAGACATCAGTCCGCGCTACTGGCGGCATCTACGCCAAGGAGTTCACCACCATCGACCAGGCCCTGTCGGCCCTGATCGGTCGCACCAAGGAATTGATGCAGGCGCAAAAGGCGCAAAGCGCCCTGGTTGGTGAAACTGGCAATCAGGTTGACGAACAAGGCGACGCGGTCAGTCGGACCGACAGCCTTTGGCAGCTCCTGGGCCAACGCATTACCGGTATCTTTGGCGGTATGAAGCAGGCCGCCCAGGACTGGGTGGATCCGGCGATCGCCGCTACCGATAGCTGGTTCCAAGACATGCAGCAGAAGGCGGTCACTTATCGGCAGATGGTCGCCAATGCCCGCAGCGATCTTCAGGTCATCCAGTTCGACGCCATGGACCCCGGCCAGCAGGAATTGGCCAATCACGCGCAGCGCCTGGCTGCCATCGAACGCGCCCGCCAGACCGAGCTGGTCAAAGAATTCGACCTCAATCAATTGGCCGAAGCCGAGCACCAGCGCCACGTGGATGCCCTGGCTACCATTGACCAGCAACGGCAAGCCGACGTCGAGCAGATAAACGAGTTCGAACGGCAAAGCCGCATTCGTATGTATTCCGACATGGCCGGCAGCTTAGCGACCCTGACCGAGGATCTGGCCCAGCAGAATAAAGCCGCCTTTTACGCGCATAAAATATTTGCCGCCAGCCAAGCCACGGCCAACGCCTGGCTGGCCTATTCCAACACCCTGGCCCAGGCTAGCGCCAGCCCGCAAACGGCGGCCAATCCCGCCTGGGCGCAGGTGGCTGCAGGTTTGAACCTGGCCGCCGGTATGAAAAGCGTGGCCGAAATTATGGCCACCGAATACGGCGGCGGCAAAGCTACTGGTGGTCTAGCCAAGGGCGGCACCGTCTACGAGGGCGGCGAATATGGCATGGAAACCTTCCAGGCTGGCGGTCATCGCTATTTTATCCCACCAGCCGACGGCTATGTCGATCGCTCCAGTCAGATGCGGGGCGGTGAGATGCATATCCAGCACCACGTCCACGTCCCATCTGGGCATCAAAGCCGACAGACCGCACGCCGACAGGCAGACGGCAGTATTCGCATGGAAACCGTGGTCGAGCAGGTGGAACGCGACATCGCCGGCCGGGTCGGGCAGGGGGTGAGTCCGTTCAATCAGAGTATCGAGCAGCGCTATGGCCTGCATGCGCGGGTGTAGGGGGCAAGATGGCCACCTGGAATCCTAACTGGCCCAACTGGCGCCAGACTGGTTGCAATCTGACCGAAGTCGACGGCGTGCTTCGCAGCGACCTGCCCGGCCCGACCGCGTCGCGCCGGCTACACGATCAGGCCATGGCCCGGCAGGCGGCCAGCATTTACTTTACGCAAACACTCTTCGGCCTGTTTGAAGCCTGGTACCAGCACGATCTGCGCGGCGGCGCAGCCTGGGCGCAGCTCGTGCCGGTGCGCGATGACAGCGACGTACAGCTGCGCAGTGTGCGCCTGGTGGGTGGCTATCAGGCACAGCGACAGGGGAAGGGCTGGCTGGTCGAAACCGAATTGGAGTGGCGAACATGACCGCGTATTGGCCACAGGAATTGGGCGCACCCTTGCGCGATGGGTATCGCTATCAGGTGGCGGAACAGACCAGCCGCAGCACGGCGGCAGGTGGGCAGGTGCGGGTGCGTTTACGCAACCTGGAACCACAGGTCCGCATCAATGCCAGCTGGCTGTGGAGCGATGCCCAGTTGCAACAATTCCGCGCTTGGTGGCAGCACGCGGCGGCACGCGGGGCGGCGCTGATCAGTGGCGTGCCCTTGTGCGATGGTCTGGGTCTGAGCGATGACATGGAATTGCGGTTTGCGGCACCCTACCGGGCCCAGGCGGTGGGACGCTTATGGCGGGTGGAATTATCCTTCCAGCGCTCGGGCGCACACGTCTTGGGCCGCAATGAATACGAAAGCCGGCATCCCAGCGAGGTATTGCGAGTCAGTCTGGACGATGGCTGGGAGCCGTATGTCACCAATGACCTGGGTGAGATTGTTGGCGATTTCATCCAGGGGGTGGCGCCGGCCATTTATCCTGGTGCGGCATCGGTCAATCCATCGGGTGGCTTTGTGCCCAACGTGCCCAGTTTTCCGCGCTGGCAGTACCACATGCAGGCGCCCAACGGCAAACGCTACTTGGAATGCAATTTTGAGCCGCGTCCCTGGGTGATGCCGGATCCGAAATACAATGGTGTCCGTATTGCCAAGCGACAGGAAATATCATTTGAGGGTGATTGCACGGTGCTGATCTGGGTTCGCTTCAATATGCGCGGCGGTCGCTACGTGTCGCCGAAAGAGATGGTCCAGGACTAC